GTAAAATCATCAGAATTCATCCAAAAACTTATACTAAAGTCATTGTACGTAGTTAATCCACTTGTAAGTATTTTAGACCTATTACTTGCTGCAATTCCATTAAAATCTACACCTTGTTCGAAGTTACTGCTTAAAGCATCCTCATCTAACTCATATAAAGCAACACCTGAACCATCATCAAAGAAATCCGTAACTGAATTTTCAGCATCTCCATATTCTTCGTCTGCTAATTGTTCTACTTGTGTTGAATTTAGTTCGGTGTTAAATATTCTGACTTGGTCTACTTTTCCATCAAAGTAACCCCACCCACCTACGCTTGAAAATCCAATTCTAAAAGGATTAGAACTATTATTACTTGTTGCTCCTGAATATGTAATTGGACTTCCATTGTTATTAGTATAACAAGTGTAATTACCACTACCGTCGTGAGTCAATACAATATGCGACCAAGAACCTAATGTTAGTGATGGTGTCATATCTTGTGCAGTTCCGCCCGATATAGATAAAAATAGTTTATTCGAACCACTTCCCAATAAAGAAACTCCCGCATAAGGACTACCTGCTTGCTGATGACCTATTAAGTAATCAAGGGTTGAAATTGTGTTTGGATTAATCCACAAGGAATAAGTAAAAGCAGAAGATGTATCTAATATATTATCTGCCGAAATATAACTACTACTCCCATTAAAAGAAGCACCCTTTCTAATATACCCTGTTATCTTCTGTGTACCTCCGTTTCCTGTATAGGTTACGGTCTCGAAGTTCTGAAAAGCGTCGAATGCTGCTGCTGCAGGTGCAGATGGTGTGGAAGCTACTATACCTCCTGTTGTAAAGAATTTTTTATTAAATCCCATTTAGTCAAGATTTGGTAAAGAATAAGAAACTACTGCTGCTTTAGTTGTTTTAGCATTAATCTCCGCTTCTTTAGTTCCACATTCAGTTCTTAAAGCTGCTCTATCATCTAATATAGATTGAGGCGTAGCTGTGCCACCTTCTGATGCTCTAATAATGTACCAATCTGTTTCTGCTAATTTTCTATTGTATATAGATTTTAAGTTTGCAATCTTTGACTCTTTAAGTTCAGCTACTGTTTGTGTCCAAGTTTTATTAATTACAGGGTAAGTGAAAGTACTACTATCTGCATCCCACTCAAGGTCTCCTAACTTTTGAATTGCTGAATCGTAGCTAGGAGTAACTACGTCGTAAAATCCTGCAGCCTCCCAATCGGAAGAAGATAATAAGTTAAAACCAGTAATTACATTACCCCATGCCTTAGGAATGGTAGTGTATCTTTTTATTGATCCGTCTATTTGTATTGCTTTCATATCTTATTTTTATACTGAAGTTCCTGATGCGTAAGAGGCTACTGCCCAAGTTAAAATAGCGTCCGCGTCTGTATCGTCTACGCAAAGCACTTGTAAAATATTAGTAGCTGCCGTATCTAAACTAGTACTACCTACTTTATTAATAGCTACTGTAGTAAATGTACTAGCGGATAAAGTAATTACCGCACTAGATAAACTACCAGAAAGAATAATATCTATTACTTGGCCCGTTTTAAGGTTTTGTATATCTAAAGTCGCAGTACCTAAAGCTCCCGTTAAATTAAATGCCGCGTAAGAAGAAGCATCTAAAGCAATAGTTCCTGTAGTAGTAGCTATATCTTGTATCTCTGTATATCTACCTTCTAGTTTAGCATGAGTAATTTGGTCGTCTGCTATATGCGCAGTATCTATAGATCCGTCTACATAATGCTCGCTATCGATACTATCGTCTGCTATTTTAGTACCGTCTACCGCGTCTGCAGCTAGTTGTAAAGTATCTACTCCTCCTTCTGCTATTTGGATATCGTCTGCGTTAACTGTTATACCAGTTCCCGCTCCTACTGCTAGGGAAGCATCTCCAGAAGTAGCGTCTCCCGTAAGACCGTCTCCAGCTACGATACCAGTTATATCTCCGTCGTATTGTTGCACCCATGTAAAACCACTAGAAGCACTATCGTAACTTAAAACGTAGTTATCTACTGCAGCGTTAGTAGCGTCTAAATGGGCTTCTGTAATAGCGTCGTCTGCTATCCTTGCAGTCGTTACGAAATCGTCTGCGTAGATCTCGTTAAAGTTATCATTGGTTTTATCGAAAGCGACTCTAAGGGCATCTCCCGTCCCGTCGTTTGCCGAAGTTCCAATATCTATAGGTTGTTTAGCCATTTTATATTATTTTAAAATTGTGTTTGATCTGCCGTATATATATTATTATCTGCCGTTACTGCCGAAGTAGATACATCAAAAGTACTACCGTCGAAATTAAAAGGGTAAATATAACCCCAATAGTTAGCCTCGTTTACGTTACCCGCATGAACGATCTCATAGGTTTTACCCCATCCTATATCATTTCTACCGTACCAATCTGTAATAGGTCTTGCTGCCATATTTTAAACGAAACAATTAGGCTGACTACTAATATGAAGAGTTGACTCATTCGACACATCGCCGAACCAAGTACTACAATAAATCTCTCCCCAGTTAATAGCGTTAGCCATATTATACTAATAATTTTTTTACCAATTTGTTATCTAGGTTTTTAATATAGTTTTCTAACTTGACTATATTTTTTTCCTTTGGTTTATATTTTACTTTTCTTTCTCTCAAATAATCCATCCGCCGAACAAATCCTTATCGGGATATACATCCTCGTTAGTATTACTATAGTATTCTGGAAACTTAGAAGGAGCGTTAAAAGTTAGATAGTCTACTAGTCTATCTGTATAGTATTGCGCCGTATTTCTTTCTTTTTCTATTAAGTAATCTATTTCTTCTTTACTTACGCTATCCGAGTTCTCGCTAGTATGTTTAAATACTCCTTTATTAGCTATAGTATAATTACTAAAAGGTAAATATTCTACCATAGTCCAATGTAGAAGGGCGGGCTTAATTTCGTTATTAACTAAGCTTAAATAATCTCCGCTTAAACTACTAGCTACTATATCTGCTTTTATTTTATTTATTAGGTCGCTTCCTAGATAGTTTTCTATATGCTTATCCTGCGCTATCTTAACGTACTGTATAAAATGATCCGTATCTATATTACCATTCATGGAGGTAAACTTAACTACGTCTTTTCTTGATATTAATAATGCCTCTGCCATAATTATCTAGGGTTTTTATATCCTTTGTTTGGGGTATCTATTGGTCGCGTAGAAACTAAGTTAGGTTCTTCCGCAGAGGTAGGATCTTTAATCCCTTCTTCTTTTCTCTTACTCTTATAAGCTCTCTGAGCCTTTGGGCTATTAGGATCTGGTTTTACTCCGTCCTTAAATATATACGTTTTACGAAGCCAGTAATGCTTACAGTTAGCTCCTCCTTTGTGTAAAAATAAATTATAAGAGTTCTCTCCTCTAGCAGCTAATTCACTATTAGCAGTACTATTTTTATTTAAGTCCTCTTTTCTATAAATTCTTTTAGCTCTTACCATTTTACGACAAAACTCTCTAGAGTTACCGCTAACGATTAAAGGAGCGTACTGGTATCTAACTAAATATCTTTTACCAGTCTCAGTCTCTCCGTCTAATTCACTATTTGCAGTCGCTCTATTTGGTGCTACGGAAGCTAAGCTTAGCATTTTATCTAAGGCCTCTTCCTGCTCGTAATCTACCGCTCTTTCGTCGAAAAGCTCCCAGCCCTGCTCTAATAGCTCCTCCTCACTTTCGCCTAATCCTTCTAGGCTATCTAATAGCTCTTCGTCCGTTGGCTCTTCTTTACTAAGCTTTACTCCCGTTTCTTCTTCTCTAGCTTCGTCTGTAATAGCGTTATCTGTTTCGATAAACTCTAAAGGCTGAAGCGTTTTAAAATATAATTTAAGACTAATTCCGTTTAC